CGTGTAATATTCGGTCCCTAATATGCGGTATATGCCGTTTTCTATGTCCAGACAGATATCTTCGGTTTCTTCAAATACGGCCGCATCATTGTACTTAACGATGAATTGTATGCCGTATCTGTAGGACGCGCCGCTGCTGTTCTTTCCTAATGAAGCAAACTGGTTGGGAGCCGACCCGATTGAGAATACGGCCAGTTCTCTCTCGTAAAGCATGGGCATTTGTCTGGACGAATAAACGTGCAGGTTTAAGCCCGTTAGTTCTACGTCCTCATTAAGCAGCCGCGCTACTTCATGTTTTATGGTCGCTATTTCGTTCACAAGCTAAAACCTCGAAGGTACTCTTCCCATATCGCGTCGATTCTGCTGAATATTTCAGGTTCGGTGGTCTGCTGTGCTACATCGAACCAGCTATACTTTCTTCGTGCCCAAGCCTCGCCGTATACGCTGGGAATTCCTCCCCAATGCTTGTGCTGTGTGGTGTTTGACGGATCGACCCATACAATAGCCGTGCCTACCGCGCCGTGCTTTCCTCGCCGCTCAAAGGTGCGCGGTCCGTACGCATGGGCGCTTCTAAGTAAGCCTGTCCATTTCGGCGCTTCTTCTATAGCCTCTTTCTTGAAGATGCTCCTGGCGGCGACGAGTGCCTTGCCGATAGGTTTCTTCACGCCTCGATCTATGTCGTCTATGTGGTCGTCAACTTTGTCGAGATGGATTATTAGCTGCCGGATACTATCCATTACCCTCTCCGTGCAGCAAGATTTCCATATACTCCGGTTTCACCGCAGGCCATTTATTGACGCTGTGTATTCGGAAATCGCTGCCTTCCTCGAAGCTGATACGCATGTTCTCTTCTATTTTCCCGTTATCGGGCAGGACGGTAAAGACTTGCAACAGTTGTATGTCGTAGTTTGTCCCGGCCATGCCCTGCCTGTAGGTGTAAGGGAAGGGATAGCTGCATCTTAACCCGGCAATTACGACGGACTGTGAACCGTCTACTTGGTTTACCTGCTCTATGTCGCAGGTCTGTTTCATTAGATGATTGTATACGGAAGCCATTAGTTGTTCGGAGTTGTGTAGGTAAAACCTACGCCTACGTAATTGGGAGCGGTCCGCGCCCGGTCTCGGCCTGCTTCGCTGCCTGTTCCCCACTTGTCACGCAGAATAGACGCTTTTTGAGCAAGCAATTTAGACTGACTGCGCTTTTCCATCGACGGCCCCAACTCCACTTCGTCCGGCTGACTAGCCCAATGGACACTGGCTATTTCCAGCAGTCTCGCGCCGGTTCTGCCAACGTCCTGTGCCGTTTCGTCGCCGTCTATATCAACGCCTTCCGTTTCTGCGGCGTAGTCTATTTCTTCCTCGCTGAAATTCGCGCCGCCGGGCAGCACTCCGATTGCTCCACTATCTCCGATCTCAAAGCGTACGGCCGCATAAAAGTCCATTAGGCGATCTCCAAGCTCCAATTCTCTTCAACCCAGGTGGCTATTTTCTGTGCGCCTTTTGTGCCTATCCCTTTGGTTTGGGTTAAATCACTTTGGGTTGCGGGCAAACTCAACGTGTACACATACCCGTCGGCCAGTAGTTCTTTTTCATACGGGATTCCACTTCCGGCGATCTCGCGCTTCACTTCTGTGGTGGCGGTTGGTGCTTCGCCCAATTCGCCGCCGTCAATGAACTGCGCGAGATACGCTTCTTCCGTGCTTGGTCGGCCGTAAAAATCTACGTACTCGTTGTGCAGTTTTCTTACGCCCGCTGTCGGATCTCTACGTATCTCACTCACGGATCACCGCCTTTAGGTTAGATCGCTTGATGCGATTGCAATTTTCTCAGGTACTTCGATTACCGGTAGGCCGTTTGTCACACCTTGCCCGCGCAGTTGCATGGGCATATCTTCCGGGGTGTACAGCCGCGCCCAACGACCCATTTGGCCCTGTCCTTCTACGGTCGGGGCGATATGGGTGTATCCTAAACTGGCGTTCAGTCGCGGATCGTCGGTGGACCCTTCGCCGACACGATAACCGGTGCGGGCTGCATTGGATACCGCCAGCATTTTCCCTTCTTGCATAAACGGCACAAGAATGGTTTTTCCGGGGTTGGCCACGTCCAAAATCTCGCCTTCCAGACCGTAGGCGATCACTTCGATGGTGGACCGGAAGTCGCTGTCCAGCCGTTCGTTGGTTCCAATTAAACGACGGAAGGTGTAGGACTGCTGCCCGTTCCCTAAATCGCTGTAGGCTACCATTTCAATCTTATTGACATCATTGTCAATAATGGATGTCAAGGTCTTGGGATGCACAATTAAGGCACGAATGTTGTACTGCAATACGCTTTGCAGCAAACGAACGTCGGTCCAAAACTCGGACGCGGTACTATCCCACGCCGCCGTACTTGTCCTGGTAGTCAGAATGTTCCCGGCCGGAACACCGTAATCAATTACCAGGTTCTGGTCGTTAAACGTCCAATCAATTGCCCCGTTGAGCAATGCCTGGGCGCGTAACCATTCCATCGCGTCTACGTGCGACTGGATGATTACTTTCTCCAAAAAGTTCAATACTTCGCTGACGATGAAGTCGATCCCGTCCGGCTTGCCCATTCCGCGCAAAATGATCTGCATCCTGCGGGTGGCCTGCTCGGTCAGGGTCACGTCGTTCGCCAGTTTAGCGGTCTCTTCCAGGAACGTGCTTACTTCGGATACGCCTGTGGGCGGGTAGGGTGAATCCATACCCGTTAATCCGGCCATTGCCGAACGGATGGTCATGGACCCGCTGTCAATTGTATACGTAGGCTCGTTCATTTCCGGTAAAAATTCGTTGAATTTGTACCAGGCCGGGGGTCGTACCCCGTTTGCAAATGTAAAGGCTGCATCTTGCCCTAATTCGGCTAGTGCAGTAGCAAAGTTGAGTTGCATGATATTATATCTCCTGCTTGGGTGTTAAAACCCCTAGCGATTAGGTTCTGTCGTCGTTGTAGCTTACAAACTGGAAGTTGCTGTTTAACTCCGCTTTGATCGTGGCCCAGGCCACGTCACTGTAGGTGGGTAACATCTCTTCATAGAATAACCCTCCCAACAGAAGCCCTTTTGCAGCATGGCCGGTACGGTCGTTCTTGTCGGCGCTGGCCGTCAAAATACCGTAAGCCCCTTCTGCTCCCGGTTGGGTGGCTCGCGGGCAGATGGCTCCGCTCGCCAGTTGGGACATGACGGTCCCGGCGGGAATTGTTTCATCTCCCCCGGTTTCGTCCCAATCAATGTCTCGACCCGGATCGCGCACTAGGCTGCTCGGATCGGCGATGAAGGCGCTGCCGTCGTCGTATGTCGTTGTTCTCGCAGGCATAATTTACCTCTCTATGCTTTCTCTTTCGGATGCGCTCTCTTTTGAGCGCGGTCCATTCTCGCTTTCAGGATTGGATTCATAGAGTTCGACCCGCCATCATTACCACCCGACCCCGATTGCTGTATCCAGGTCGTGCCGCTGCCCTCATCTTCTCCACTACCCGCCTTTAATGCCGGTAGGAAATCAGACCAGTTCTTTTCTGCGAATTTGCCGACTTCTATGCTGTCTTTTCCTTCTCTTGTTATTTTGACGATTCGCTTCGCTTTTCCGTCATCATCTTCGGCTTCGCCTATTTCTAGTTTCGCGTCGTCCGGGAGCAGCCGGTTTAATACTGTCGTGTTCATTCCTGCTACCCCGGCCGCTTCGCTGACCATCTGGTATCGCTGCAGCTTCACCAGTTTGCTGCCTTTACTTTCAATCTCTTCTCTCGTTCCTAATTCTTTGTACTGCTTCAACAAATCAACGTCACCCAGCTCGACAATCGCTTGCTTGTCGGTAGGCGCTAACCCTTCGGCCGTTTGCGCCCGCTGCCGTAAATGATAATTCTTGTCGTGCAGCTTGGTCGCAAATCTCTCCCAATCGCCTTGACTTTTGGCTAGTTGGATCTTCAAATCTGCTTCTCTCGCGCCGTCGTCGCCGTCGCCACTATTCTGATCACCGTCTTTCTTTTTCATTGCTAGGTTCCTTCTACCCCTTCGGAGTACGTTTCTTCTTCTCGCTCTTTATCTAGGGTAATGGATTATTATATAAAAATCAAGTTAGACGGCCGTGTCGTCCGGCGGCGTGTCCTCTCCTCCTGGTTCAGTACCCGCTGTTCCATCGGTTTCAGTACCCCCCTCTCCATCGGCTTCGCCCGCCAGCTCGATCTGCTCTGCCAGCTTCAATAGCTCGGCCGTCGGATTCTGATAACCCGCCTCAGACAAGGCCGTGTGATGACTGATAAATTTCTCCGCCACTAATGTGCTTAACTGCACTTTCTGCTCGGTCGTGATTACGCCGGTGTCGATTATTACGGCGACCGGGATCTGGATGCCGCTTGGCTCCGGCGCCCCCATTATTGCTTCCGCTAACGCTATAGCGGTCTCCAACATCCAACGCGCCATTAACCGCATCTCGTTAGCCGAATCCGTCATGGCCGCTTCAAAATCACCTTTCGCCAGTTGCAGTTTCTCGCCACTGGCCTGCGCCAGTCCCGTTAAGCTCGTAAACTCCTGAAAGGCTGTCGCCAGCATAGCCTCTCTCATAGCCTTCTGCGCTTCCACAAACAAATGAGGGCTTACGGGCAGGCTCTCGCTATGACTCGCACTCCCAACGGCCGTTTCGCTGCCGTCATCATCTATTATCGTCCGCGCCTGTAAAAAGTGCGCCCGGCCCGGTCCCCGGCTGAACGGCTCACTTACAAACTGCTCCTGCCCGCCGTCCGTTTCTACCCAGCTTCCCGGCGGCATTACGCCCATAAAGTAATCTTCCCGCCAGCCGGATGAACTGACGGCGCTCTGGAAGGCGGTTAAGCTGGAATTCATGAAGCGCTGCATACTCCTCAGTGAAGCATCTATCAATAACGGCCGCTCCATTTGATACATGGTCAGCCGCCCGCCCAGGTTCAACTCTACTTTCCCGGCCTTTACCGCGTCACTGGCTATTAAACTCTCCAAGACGGTTATTTTCTGGTCGTTCAAATAGACAATCTCTGCCCGATCAAATTCGTCGCCGCCGAATTCTTCGGTCCATTCCACAAATCCGGCCGGTTCGTAGCCGCTGTCTGCGTCTACGAAAACCACGCCCTGCTCGCTTTCCGGGCTTTCCAGCTCAATCAGATCTAAGGCCATGCCCATATCTTCTGCTTCTGCTTTCCCGTTATTTAACCTCTCTTCCGGGATGTAGAACCGCAGCAGCCCCCGACCCGGTATGCCGTCGTCCCCGCTCCAGCCCGACTTCTCTAACGCATCTGCTACGGTGGAGATTATTTGCTTATCTTCCAGCCACCGCTCTATATGCGCCCGCAACTCGACCGCTTCCGCTTCCGCGAGCGGCTTGCCCTCCGCGTCAAGCAGTACCCAGGTCCAGGCGTTCCCGGTTAAGGCCCACCTCTCCCTCAACCGAATCTCTTTCAATGTGTCCCGACTGACGAATACGCGCTCTATATCGCCCAGCACACTGTCAAATACAGGACTATTCGGGTCCGGTAATGGCCCGCTCCACCCCTCTCCTCCCTGCCAATGATCGCCCGCCGCATATAAGGCGTTACTTTCGTTGATCGCCGGGATCTTGTCTCCTAAATCTTCTAGTTCCAGTTCCGGTCTCATTTCTTTCTCCTAATAGGTTATTGTGCTTACTCGCCGCCGTCCTGCGCTTTTTCTTACTATACTACCCCATGTCAAGGCTCCCGCAGCTATTATTGCTACCATCGCCGCGTCGTCATGGTCCCCTTCCGGAGCCGCCATTGTGTTTGCGTCTATATTGGCTAACTGCGCTAAAATCTCTTTGCTCCTGATCCCCATTTCGCCGCTTTCCAACATTTCAGCCGTCTTATCCATCGCTAATGTCTTTGTCCGTACTGTGGTCAGCCAGCCTAATTTCTTGTCGAATGGACTCTTATACAGCCACTTATACCCGTAGATCTCCCGCAGCGATAAGATCACCGCATGGCCGTGATTGTTTCTCTCCACGCAAACGGTACTATCCCCGTAGGCAATTGCCACCCGCCATAAATGGCCGGCAAATGCGCTCGGCTCCCACCGCGCCATACCAAATGCCGCCTCCTCCCACAACAACGTGTCCCATACGGCAAACGCGCTCGGATCGCTGCCCACATCTCCCTCGGCCGTGTCTGCCGTTATTAGATAACTCCGACCCTCTACCGGCTGCATGTAATATTTTACGCCCCGTATTACCGGAAGGCCGCTGCGCCCGTATGTAGTCAATTCGCTATCGTCCCGGCTCGATTCTCGTATCCAGGCCGGGTCAAATCTCTTGGTGGCACTCAGGCCCGCCAGCGCTTCATCTGCTACTGCCGGGTACTCCTGCCACAAATCATCTTGCGTCTTGGTTCTCTTTTTATGCTTATACCATGCCGCATCCCGACTCGGCCTGCCGCTCCAGGGGATGAACATGGCCGTATAGTCCGTCCTCCCCTCTTTAGTCCTTCTATACAAGGTCGCAAACCCGTTATTCGGCACGGCCTTATCGTTGGTACTAATTACCACTAACTTCCCGCCTGCGTCGGCCGTTTCTTCCGCAGCGTTCATTAGCTGGCTCAAGAAAGGAATGAAGGCCGCTTCATCCACTATCACTAAACTGGCCGTGAAGCTCCTTCCACTATGCTTTGTTGTCGTGAAGCTCTTCGCCCTGCTGCTGTTTGTCAGCTCTAATTCTTTCTCAAGCTCCTTACCGGCCCCACCCTGCATCCAGTCCGGGAGCCGCCGCCTCATTCCTTTTAACCGCCGCATTAGCTCCCGCGCATCATCGTCCGTCTTGCTAAATATTAATATCACGCTGCCCGGTTTGGTGATCATTAACCACAACGCATACGCTAATGTCAGCCAACTTAACCCTAACTGCCGCGCTTTCAACACGATCGTTTTCTTATTTGCTGCCAGAACTTCTATTGCTTCCCTCTGGGCAGGCCACAATTCAAATGGGAACCAGGCCGCTCCCTGTTTGTTCGGGTCGTCTATTTGACAATACTTATCTACGAAATAGCCGGGACTCATCCCGCATTTCGTTAGTTCTAAAGCTATGTGATCTTTTTCTTGGCTTATAATTGGTTCGGCCGCTTCGACGGCCGCTTGCTCGGTTTCCATTTCCCCACTATAGCAAACTCCCCCCTCTCTGTCATATCCAGCCTAGTACGGGCTGTACTTCTCCGCACTTGCCGCACAACCATCCCTTTCCTCTTACTTCGTCCAGTCCGTTTATTTGTAGGTATCCGACCTTAATGAACCGGCCGCAATTTGGACATCTGCGTAATACCCACACCGATCCCTGTCGCGCGAATTCAAAGACGACTATCGGATCGCCTTCGCTGTTCCAGGCCATGCCGTCGTTCACTTCAAATGCTCTTCTACTTTGATGTGGAATGTCGCAGTCCTGCCTACTTTTGTCTCGGTTAGCGAAATTACATCTACCGGAACTTTCATTATCTTCTCGTTTAACCAATACTCTACAGCTTTCGCCATGTCGGACTGACTGAGGATAAGTTTCATTTTCTCAGGTACTCGCCCCTCTTGATTTATTCCTTGCTGTTCCATTTTTACTCCTCTTCCACTATTCCGTTTGTCAAAACATGCACCCAGGCTCCTTCTTGCTCGGTTTCCATTTCCCCACTAATAGCAAACTCCCCCCTCTCTGTCACTTTACACTTTCTTCTACGCTTCTCCGGTGTACATCGTTGCTTGTGATTCTCTGACTAATAGTACGGAACTTAGCATGTATACCCAGCCTTCTTCTTTGACATACTGATGCTGAATGTCTTTTATTCGCCATTGCTCCTGCTCTCCTTGTATGAAAACTAATTCTCCGATTGCCATCGGCGTTTCCTGATTCCATACCTGGACGAACGTGTTGTCTCCAAATATCATTACGTATTTCACGTGCCTTCTTCCCCTTCCAGGTTTATATGATAATCTTTTGTCACTGTCCCCCTCCCCTTGTTCCCCTTTACGTGCATTGGAACCCAATATGTGCCGACATGCTTCCCGAAGAGTGGGCGCTCTTCCGTGTAGGTCGCAAAATGCCCCCGGCATATGTGCATGGCCTTTTCAAATTTCGATTGGCCCGGACCCGTTTCTCTGTTTACTTGCCGCTTGAATGGATTGATGTCTAAAATCTTGTAGGTGTCTTTCTTCCCTTTACGCTCGTTCATGCGACGCTGCTGCCTGGATAGTGGCTCGTCTATAAGCGGAATGTTTTTACAATGGAGAAAGGATATTGCTACTAATGTGGGTATGATCACGTGGTTAACGTGATAAAGAATTTGCTCTATGTTTTCTGCCCGGTCTCCTATTCTCTCTATGAATTCTTCGTCGGCAACGGTTAGGCTTTCTAATATCTCCCCAGCCGAATCTGCGATACAGTCCATTGATCCTATTTTCTCGGTGCTGTTTGTGCCTATCGCATATGCAACTAATATTGTGAGAAATCTTGCGTCGGAAAGGTCTGCCAACTCTCCTGATATAATGCTCTCCTCGGAATGAGCGTAATATGCCTTGAGATCCTCGACGTTTTCCTCTTTTATATCATATCCGGTCGCCGCTACTTTGTAGGACCAGCCGTTGTGTTTATAGAAAAATTCGCACTCTTCAAACGGTAGCACGACTATTGGTGTGTGCTTCGCGTCGAATTCGTTTACGTCGTCATCTTTTTCCCCCTGGATTTGCAGGCTGTGCGCGTATCGTGCTACGTTATCTATTTTTATGCGGATCACTCTTCTTCCTCCCCTCCTGCCCATTGCCAGGTGATGCTGCTGCTGCCCCAACCCTCTTGTATCGTTAGCCCGCTCTTGACTTCTATGCCGATTACATCGACTCCATTGTCCCACTCTATTTCCTGAAGAGCCTTCTTGACCGCAGCTCCCATAATTACATCTTCTACTTCGCTCAGCGCACTTTCCCGCCTGGACCATACCACACGGCCGCCGCTTTCTCCCGGCGTGTATCCGATAAATAGCTCCCCCGGTAGCTTACGACTGCCTTTCTCGCCTTC